GGGAAACCAATTAAGAAATTGGTTCTAATTTATTTTTTTAAAATTTTTTTGCGTTTTCGGTTTTCATGCGAAGGGAAAAAGATGTGGTCAAAAATAAAAATCATCTTTTCTATCAAGAAACAGCATTAAAATGGTGTTCCAATAAAGTGGGAGCTAAGCCAGTGGTGGTCGTTGACTTGGGAGCTTTCAATGTTGGTCATCATTTTCATGGTGTCAAAAAAGGAAGGGAAACGCGTGATGTCATATGGTAGAGTAGCATCAGCAGAGTTATCTAAGGGGGAGAAGCCAGTTGTGTCGGCTGGTTTCGGGGAGAGGTGATCATCGAGTTCGAAGAGCACGGATCCGGGGAGTCCTTTAGGATCGGGGGAGTAGCCTTGGGATTGTAAGTGAAGATAAATATCTTCGCAAATAGCGTATACTCGGTGGTGTGCACCGCAGTTAGCGTAAGCAATTCCAATAGCGCGAGCCATTAGGATAGGGAGGGTTTGGTTGCGTTCAGGGTGATAGAGCGCAGCGAGTAGATCGAGTTCAGGTCGGTAAGGTATGCCGCCATGATTTCGGTACTTGAGGACTTCAGCATTTTCAAGATTCGAAAGGAGTTCCGATTTCTTGAGGTTGAGTTTAGAGCCAAAGTATAGTTTGCCGTAGTAAGCAAACTGTTCGAGGAACGAGGGCCAGTAGCATTCCGGAAGTAATTCCAGTAAGCCACCGATTGAGTCATCGCCTTGCACTTTGAGTACAACTTTTTCGATATTGAATCCCATTCGTGAGAGAATAGTGAGGATTACAGTCATGTTGTAGCATGAATCGAGTAGTTGGGTTTGTAGATATCCGGAGAAGATACCTGAGTGAAGGAAACGAACAAGTCGTCCGTCAGGAAGGAGGAGAGGAGTCGCTTTAATAGCGTTGGTCATCCATTTCCAGAGGTTTTCGAGTCGCATAGGTTCAGGCGTAGATTGAGGGTACAATCGTGTGGGCCAGTAACCGTCGTCAAAAGTAAACCAGGATCGCCAAACATTATGAATGTCGTCGATCACGGTGTGACGTGCGAGGAGGTCAAAAGAGGACCAGTCGAAAGTGAAAAAGGTACGGAGGCAAGGATGGTTTGTTGAGAACCATGTGTAAAGTTTGTGCCAGCCGCCTTTGACGGTTTCGAATCCCCATAACATGGGAGATAAGGTGCCTCGATTGAGGAGGGAGATCTGAATTGGCCAGATAAAAGCCATTTCAGTTTGTAGGAGCAGAGTAGGAGCGCCAAAAACTAAACGTACTTTGTCGGTTTCATCTTGTTTGATAAGGTGAAGTCGTGCGAAAGCAGTGTTCCAGTACTTGAGATCGATTCCATGTCCAGAGGTAGTCTTGCCGTCTTTAATAAGATGGTAAAGGTATCTGTTGTTGACAAAGAATTCGTTGTACAGGTTGTGTTTTGAGAGCTTAATATCGGTAGTAAGTCCGAGTCGGTATTTTGACTTGACATGATCGATCCAGGAAGGTTGGACATTGTAAGGTGCGCCAATGTTGGTGGATAGTCGCCAGGGGTAGAGACGAAGGTCAGCGTAGTGAACGGGTAAAAGCTTGTTGAGAGGAGCAAAGTGTTTGTTCATCTGTTCAAGTGCTTTATAGTAGTGCTCGTCTTTTAGGACGGCGTGTTCAGGAACGTCGGTCTTTTCGAAGTTGCGGTAAAAGGCATCTTCGGTCCAAGGTGAACGGCGGTAGCCATTTACGATTTGGTTGAGCTCATCTGATGTGAGAAATTGCTTCATAGCATGGAAGACAGTTCCTTTGTAGGAATTATTTTCGAATGAATCTCGTTTGAGATTTGGAGCATATTCGGAGTCAGTGATTAGAGTTCTGATATTGTTCTGCATATTGTGTGGGGTGGGAAGGGAAAGTAGTAAAAACGTTTGAAGGTTATAGAAATTGAGAGGTTTTTGTAAAAACTCTTT